GGGTTGCGGGTGTTTGAGCGGAATTCGCCGCCAGTCTCCACATACATGACCGCCATAAGCCAGGACGGGTCAATGTTCAGCTGCTGGCTGACCTCCCGCACCTTCGCACGGAAGTCCTGAGTAGGCGAACGAGCACCCCAGACTAACTTACCGTTTGTGCTGTTTGACGGCGCAGATTTAGCGCGGAGGCCGTCGATCTCAACAAGCCACTGGTTGCCATGACTATCGCCACGGAATCGCAGCGCAATGATGTTGTACTCGCCGGTCGTAGACGCATCACCGGCGATAGGTGTGACCATCAAGTTACCTGAGTTGAACGTATTGAACTCAGATTTCACGTAGATGCGCTGATTGATGCGGAAATACGGGTTTAAACGGTTCACAACGTACACGCCAAGCCCTTCAGGGCCGCGAGTACGCTCGGGGATACCAATCATGCCTGTAAACTGGGAAATCTCGTTAACGGTGGTTTTACGCGGTGCACCACGTTTAGTGATGAACAGCTGACCGTTGTGGTCGTTCCAGTCGAAGTTATACGCCCGGGCAAGCCTGTTTAGCTCAACAGTTACGTCATTAAGCAGCACGTAGCCGCTTACCATCGTTTCGCCTTCAAACTGCGATTCATCAACCATCAGGCGGCGGCTCCACGTGCTTGCAATGTCTTTGAGGACATCAATCACAGCTACGCCCGGATTGTATGATGAATCAGCCAGCGGTTTATCAACAACGGCTGACCCGGAACGGCACAACAGACGCGTAGCGATAGAAGCGCCTTCACGTTCACGGAATACGTTTGTGATTACACCAGTGAAGATAATATCGCTTTGGTTGGTATAACCCGCACGCAGGATAACGGCCTGCCCACTGGCAAGCCCTGTATCTTTTTTGAGGTTATAAATTCGAATATCGGCAAAAGAAACACTGTCGCCGGGTCGAATATCAACGTCAAATGTTATGCGGAATTGGTTTAAATCGGATTCGTTGATAAATGGCTCACCGCCAATATCAAGGCTCCATAATCTACGTTCAGCCATTTATTTGATACTCCACCACTGACAGGCGAGAAAAATGATACCGGAATACATCAACGCAAGCATTACGATTGGGAATTCCATAATTTTATCACTCCTCTGCCTTCTGATATAGAGCATCAAGCCAACTACTAACGGCGACGTCTTCGTCATCATCGTTAATTCCGATATATCGCAAACTCATTGACGGTGATGAATGTCCAATAACAGACATAAGCAGACCAATATCTTTACCACTTGAGAAATAAAGACCACGGGCAAATACTTTTCTCAGGCTATGACAGGCAATTCTTTTAACGGTACCGAGCACTTCATTTAATTTAGAGAATACAGACCATACTGTCTGTCGGGTAAGGACACCATTCTGATTTTTGGCGCGGTTACTTCCACGCAGTGTGCGGCGTGAAAATACGTTACCTTCATCAATATCGCTGTATTTCTCTCTACGACGTGCCAGCATTTCTGCTGTGCGCTTGCTCAGCTTCACGGTGCGGTACTTAGCCGGTGATGCGTCACGAGCTGCTTTAACGCGTTCTGCGACGTCTCTGGCCATATCTTTCGGGATAAGCGGGATGATATCGGCAGGGGAAGTAATGAAAACCTTCATCATCATCTGGGGGTCATTGCCGTAATGCACAATGAGTTCACGCTTAACCTGTTCCAGCACCTTACGAGCGGCGCGAGCTGCACGCGCTTTGGTACCTTTGGCTTCTGCAATGGTGATCGTGTTGCCGGTGATGTTCTCCCAGCGCAGGCTGAGAATGTCAGAGATACGCAGGCCGGTTTCGATACCGACTTTAAATGCCAGTGTGAAAGCCGGGTCATGGTTTTCACGCAGCCAGTTTTCAGCGCGTGGCAGCATGTTCTGAGGGATTGGATGTACAAGACTCATTGTGCTGCCTCCTGACGTGAAATCTGGTTGGCAATATCCCATAGCTGGGCGGCAATGTCTGTATTTCCGGCACGGTGCATCTGCAGCGCCATGCGTGCTATGATATGCATTGTATGTTCCTTTCTTAGCGGTTTGGTTCGTACATGGCCCTGTGTTGGTAGCACGGGGCTTTCTCTTTTCTACTGCACTACTTCGTAAACTTTCAAAATTCCCAACTCACGCGCAGTCTGTTCTGCGTCCTCAATCTTGCCGACAATCGTGTCACCCTTGAGCAGTAAAAACGTGCCCGGCGTGTGTCGTGACATCTTCACATCCTGACGGTCATAGTGTCGGCGTAGTCGCTGTAAAAGCGTCTCGCGTTTAACCGTGGCCTGCATGTTAATTACTCCACTTGTAATGATGAATCAATTATACAACCTTACAACCTTACGGTCAATCTGACAGCCGGACAAGATGTGGTTTTGGAGTACCGCCGCAGTGGCGGTGTACACAAAAAATTTCCTGCCCGACCGTCTTTAGCTTTGGTCAGTTAGCGGTCCAGCCCGCTCTGTATGTCATCGATGGTGCGCTGATTCTGCTGGTCATTGTACGTCTCAATGCGCGAGTCGATTTCACGGCTATCCATGTACAGCTTCGCTTCAACATGGTTTTCCACCTTAAGCGGTACACCACGGAATGCGCGCGCAGTTGCATCTGCCTGACGTTCATAGTGTGAATCTGTCGCACTGGCGTAAGTCGAAGGATGGTAATCAGCAGGGTTGTACATAACGGACGGCGTATAACCCTTAGCAGGTGACGCCGGTGCATCTGGCGCGTCAGCCTGACCAATAAGAGCACGACCAAAGGCGCTCCATGTTGGCGCTGTACGGATGTTCTGGAAGTATTCAGACTCACCAAAGACGCTGTTTAGTCCTTTATCAATCCACGGTTCAGCGGCAATAGCGCTACCTGCAGCAAAGCCAATAGGACCGGCAGCGCCTAACACACGTGCACCCGGAACGCCGAATTTAGAGAGCACCGCGCCGGTTGCGCCAACAGCTGCACCACCTGTGGCCACAGCTGCGCCGGTGATGCCTGCTTTCGCTTCTTCGGGATTGTCCTGAATCCATTTGTCAGCTGACTGTGTGAACTCCGTTTGATACTTACGCAGCTGTGTCATGCCGGGAAGCATCTTGCTACTGATAGTGTTCCACAGCCCCTGCATAGCCTGGTCAGATTTCAACACTTCTTCGGTGTACGCGACCTGCTGATTGGTAAGCTCCTGCGTGATGTGGAGAACGTCACCGGCTTTGTTAATCTGGTCATCCAGCGCCTTAACGCCGCCACTGAACAGACGGAAAGAACTGTCAGATAAGCCAACGGTTTCAGCTGCAACACGCTTCTGTGCGTCACTGAGGTGTGAGAACTGTTCCACGAACCGGCGCAGTAAGTCGGGGCCGTCTGTAGCCTGGCTTAGTTCATTCGTGTCCATGCCAGCCAGTGAAAGTTGGTCGAACAGACCGGACTGGCCACGCACACGCAGATCATCAAGAGCACCGTCCATCTTCTGCATGATATTCAGCGCTTCACCGGCGTCACCGCCCAAAGCACTAAATGCGCCGCCCAACTTCATCGTATAAACGGAACCGGCTGAAAGCCGGTACACGCTACTGTTGAGGTCATACGTTTTCTTGGCGAGGTCATCAACCTTTAAGCCTGCACCAACAAACGCCGCTGCCATACTCGCACCAATGGTGTTCACGGTGGATTTGAGGCTTTCTAAATTACGTTCGGTATCTCTCATCCCTTTATCAAATTGGGAATGATCCATTCCGATACCGATGAGGAAGTTTGTTATGGTCCTTGCCATATTAATTAGCCTCCCGGCGCAATTCATCTTTCGCCGTGTTGATATAAATACAATGGTCGGCAAGATTGTTATAAGCATGAGCACTTACAAGCATCATAGCGATTTGGTGTGAAACTGAATCAAGTGTCACGGGTTTACCCGTCAGGGTTTCCACACCTTGCAGAACATTTGCGGCGATACATTTAAAGATGGTGTGATCTTTGCGGAATAATGGCTCAAACACTGTTTGACGTGTTGCACGCCCCTCATTCACATCATTAACCGCATTAATAAAGTTTTCATTTTTAATAAATGCGTAAGCATTATCTGCGTCTTGTTCAAGCATCTTGGGAGCTAAGAATACATATTGATAAACTTTGTCGCTGTCTTTATGGAAAATTACATAACGCTGTGTAAGCTTATTCATTGAATTACAGCCCCCGGCCAGTTGTGTATTTCAGATGATGGTATCGGTCGTATAGAGTTTTCACACTGAGTTCTGCAATTACGATATTCTCTGAATTCTTGCGGGTCATCTTCTACTGCGTGGGCAATACTTAATCCGCCATGTTTTGCCATCCAACGGCGGGGCCACTGATGGCCCCATTTATCCCACTCATAAATAGCTAATGCGCACTGACTCATAGTTCCACCGTCCATTCTGCAAAGATCGTGATTTCGGTGTATTCAATGCCCTGTTCGTCGAGGATTTCACGCAGATACGTTGGGCCAATTACTAAAATATCAGTAAGGGATTTGAGCGGGATTTCATTCTCTGACGGGCGCAAAGCGCGCCCGATGAACGAAGCTGCCCATTCCTTGCGGGTCAGCTGGCGCATTTAACCGCCTTAGCCGCCAGCTGGCGCTGCTTAATGTGTTCCGGGATACCTGTGGGCTGCCGGTTGTAGTAACCATGCTTGGCATCTAAAACTACTTTTGCGGTACTTTTGCGAAAATTGGACATAGTCTTACTCTCTTGGTCGTTGGATTTTAGAAATCGGTCAGAGTATTCAGTACGGCTTCTTCATCGCGCAGTTCCTGCAGCTGGCATTCGCACACGCTCAGTGATTTGCACATCTGTGTCATTTCAGCACGACGGTAAGTTAAGAGTTCATCGTTCGTCGCTTGCTTCTGCAGTGGGCCAACCATCTTGCCAGGCATGATTGCATCTAACGCTTTGCGCTCAAGTGCACCAATGAGGCAGTAAGCAACACACGCTGCGCCGTCTCCACTCTGCACCACGGCCATTGCCGAACGCGCCAGAGGTACCATGCCATTCATCGCCACAACGGCTTTCATCTGCCATTTAGCTGTGAATTCCGGAGACATTACCTCTTCTTCCAGCGCCTTCCAGAACGCGTCACGCTTCTGCTGTACCAGCTGGCGCTGTGCTGCCACGTGATCACTCAGATCTGGCTTGCTGTCTTCCAGCTGATAATTCACATCGTCAATCATGAACTGCAGCCGCTGAATCTCTTTGCGAGCCGCTGCTTGGCGGTTTTGGTACTGGTCGATAAGCTCAAGTCCTGTCATTTCATTTACCCTTGTGTGCGTTGGCTACGGTCTGTTTAAAACGCTCAGAAGCTGACAAGCCATCTGTTGAAGGCTGCTGCTTATGCATTGCGTCGTGCTGCTCACCAGTGGTTTTCCATGCGCTATTAAGACGGCGCACTTCGTTGTCATAAGCCGGAGTAGTGCCAGCGCGATTCAGATTGTCTTGCACGATCTCGGCGGCGCTGCGCACGTCATCACGGGTGTAGATAGATTTACGTCCGATAGTCATTGTTAATTACCTTTAAGTTGATGGTGTTGAAGTGACTAACCTGCTTTGTGCGTACTGTCGTTGCCTGCGTCATTTCTTCGTCCTGAAACACCGTGAGCGTCCTGCTCGAAAAGTCTGGCAACTTACTTACCCAACCAAACAAGTCAGCGCGGTTAAAACGACTCTCAAAAACCACCTGAATCTGAATCATTCGCCTGCCTCCCTGTTTGATGTGAATATCATACGACCTTACAACCTTACATTCAATATATTCAGTTAGCAATTCGTGCTATTGGGGTTGATTTTATCATTTATTTATGCTGACGAGTCCGTCAATGGCGTAAAAAAGAGGGAGAAAGGACGGGGGCACGCTCCCCAAAAGTGGGGATGTATTTTAAATCAATAGCTTACGCTTCTAACTTACAGATTAGTTAGGCTGACGCGTAGCAATTCGGTGTGCTTCGATAACGTTGGTGACCACGCTGCCATCCGGGCGATGCAATCTGCCAAGCAGGAACAGCTGCCAGATTTGGATGGCATACTGGTTCATCACTGATAATCCTCATGCATGGGGTCATAGAGCGCGGCAAACATCTGCTCTTTGGTAATCTGCTGAAATCTAAGCAGATTGGTTTCTAACCGTTCCAGACGCTGCAACAGGTGTGATTTGTTTGCCATCAGTAGAAATCATCCAGGTATGCATCCATTACAGCGTTGCGCTGCTCCTTGGTGGCTTCATCAATGGGGATGACGGGGAAGCCATAACGAATACACATCTCACGCCACCACGCGTCTGACGTTGTTACGTTGGCGCTCTCCAGCTGCTCCAGACGTGACAACAGTGCCGCCTTATTTGCCATCTGACTTTTCCTCCAGCGCTGCAATGCGCTTCTCCAGCTCGACCGTCTCGAAAATCTTCGCCCGGATGTAATCAGCATCAATGCTGTCCTCTGGCGTTACGGCTTTCATCTTCGGCACATGGCGGTCCAGAACAGCCTGAATAGCCCACGGCTCACCTGCACCCACAGCTACGGCCAGCTTTGCCAGTGCGTCACTCAGAAGCACTTTCGGGATGTATACCTTTGTCTTTGAGCCCTTCGGGCGACCGCCTTTATTCACTTCACTCATGTTTCCGAACCTTCTGACGTAGTTTTCAGGACGTTTACAGGGGTTTATTGACCTATTTTACACCAGTATTGTTGACCGGTCATCATATTGCAGCTTATAATATAAACAGGTCGTACTGCTCTCCTGTTGGTTGTGGTTGATGTGGTCAAAAGCTCCGGACTGGTTATCCGGGGCTTTTTTTTGTTTACGTTTTTACGATTTTCTGTATTTTTACAGAATCGTAAACGGAGGATGACCCATGATTATCGGCGTACTGAACCAAAAAGGCGGCGTCGGAAAGACCACGCTGTCCGTGAACATCGCTGCGAGTCTTGCCCGGAGAGGTTCCCGCGTTCTGCTGCTCGATGCAGATCCACAGGGAAGCGCACTCGACTGGCAGGCGGCAAGAGAAGCGGCCCCACTCTTTTCTGTAGTCGGCTTACCTCGCGCAACCATCCATAAAGAAGTGAAGCAGCTGGCGCAGGATTATGACCATGTGGTGATCGACAGCGCACCGCGAGTAACAGACCTGGCACGTTCTGCAATCATGGCGTCGGATGTTGTAATCATTCCGGTGCAGCCATCGCCTTACGACATTTGGGCGGCTGACGAGATAGTGAAACTAATCGCAGAGGCTTCTGTATTTAAAGAAAACCTTAAATCATGTTTTGCGATTAATCGTAAAATCGCAAATACGGCTATTGGCCGTGATGTGCGGGATGCACTGGCGGCGTATGAAGTGACCACGCTGCAGACGTCTATTACTCAGCGGGTGATCTTTGCTGAGGCTGCTGCTAACGGTCTGGCTCTGTATGAGGTGGACGCGAACAGCCCTGCAGTAAATGAGATTGAAGAACTGACTACCGAATTGCTGGAGATGGCGAAATGAGCAAGAAAGTTTCTATTGGCAAAAAACCTACTGCATCGCCATCAGCTGACGCATGGATTAGTGACCGGGTCACCGTGGCTGAAGAAACAGAGAAAATGAAGCGCCTGACCATCGACATTCCTGAATCGCTGCACAAAGCAATCAAGATGCAGACAGCAGAACGCGGTACCAAAATCGCAGACGAAGTACGCGAGTTACTGATACAGAAATACGGAAAATCGTAAAAACGTAGTCGGGCAGTTGTCGGGCATTTTTTTTGCCCGAATCAGGGCGGCATTGATGGGTAACCACAGTGCCGCTTTTTCATTTCTCATTTTTGCCCGACAGTCGGGCAGTTTTCGGGCAACTTTTCGGGCAATAAAAAATCTTTAAAATCATATATATAACTACTATTCGGGCATTTCGGGCAGTTTTAAATATAAAGTATATAAAAAGTAATTAGGTTAAGAAGCGTACGGTAAAGAGCAAAATATAAAACAATAGGGAAAAACTGCCCGAACTGCCCGGTTTTGCCCGACAGGCACCACTGAACTGTGGATATAAAAAAACCCGCCTGAGCGGGTTTCGTGTGATTATGCTTTTTACCTCTTGGCGGCGAGCGGGGTAACGTTCTGCTCGAACACTATCGGCTTCACGGTCACACCGTAAAATCCGCGATAGTCACTGTCACCGATGCGCACAGATTTAGCAGAGCGCACGCCTTGTGACACGGAAGCATCTTTAAAAGCCTGCAGGAAGTTCTTACGCTTCATCTGTTCCATAGCGTTAGCGATGCACCATTGTACGTAGCGATGCCACAGCGCGTTATCTGCTACTCGCGCGGTTTGCTCGAACACGCATTCTTCATCCATAAATCGGGTGACCGGCGAGCCGCTTTCTACCATGTAATCCATCTCGTAGCGACTGCTTTCAGGCATGGTGAACCGGCCATTAGACATCAGACGGCGCAGGCCTTCTAACGCCCACTGAGCAATACCGGGCAACTCCTCTACCAGACGCTTAGACAAGGTAGTATCTTCGGCACCGAGGAACGAGCGGTCGAACACGAGCGGCATCCAGCGGTTAGCGGTCGCAGTTGAGTCATCCCACATGGTAGGCACGCTGTTAGACGCAAGCAGCAGCTTGCAGTTAAGCGCACCCTGAAAAGGTACCTGCGTATACAGCAGTTTCACGCTGACCGGCTCGTTAGCCGTGATTGCTTTAAACAGGCCAACAATCTGACGCGAGTTCTTCTTGTCCGGGCTGGCCGTGTCGTAGTCGATAACGACGTTGCGCTGAGTCATGCCGGCCAGCACCTTATCGTTGTCGAGGTTAGGCAGCTGGAATGCGCCGGCAGCGTCATTGAGCAGAGTAGATACAACATGCAGGATTGTACCTTTACCTGCGCGCTGTGCCCCGATGAAGATTGGCGCTTTCTGGATGCCGAGGTTATCCGTAATCAGCGACCACCCGATAATCTCCTGCAGCAGCTGCACTCGCTCTAAATCGCTTTCGAAGATCTCCGCTAACCATGCCTGCCACACCTTGCAGCTCGATGACGGGCTGTAATCGCAGCTGAGGACGTTGCTGTTGCGGTTCTCCGGGTTGTGCGGCATCAACTCGCCGGTGTCCACATCGAGCGCACCGTTACGGAAGAACACCAGACGCGAAACCGGGTTAATGGCACCCATGCGGTCGAGGCGGTCACGCATAACTGCCAGCGTGCCATTGATGCGGCTCTGTGTGACTTTGGGGCCGTCCTGACCCAGCGCGCGCACCATTGATTCACCCACGTAACGGCGCATCAGGCTGTCTTCTGCAAACTCCCACTTCTGGCCGTTCCACCAATACGCCGCGCCGCTGAAATCTACCAGGCGATTGTTAAAGACGGTTGTACGTAAAATATCGGCGTCTAACACGTGGTCGTTGTGCGGGCAGGTGCCTTTAGCAACCTGCAGCGAGTCGAACGGCTGAACGTCCGGGACAGGCAAGGCCATCTGTAACTTAACGTCGGGCTTTCCCGTGTAGAAGTTACCGCACTGAGCCACAGCGCCGGTGATGGTGCGCTGCAGATAACTGCGGTGAGACGTCCACTTATCCCTGACAAGGCCGCTACGCTCCATCAGGCGTTGAATCCGGGTGTGATTGCCGCCTGTCCAAAACGCCAAATGAGAGGCTAACGAGGCGTCCACGCTTGAGCGGTCTGCATCCTCATCGATATTACCTTCCCACAGGTCACGGAATGACAGCTTACCGCCGAACACAGCACCGGCACCGCCAGACGAGCGCAGCGCCGCCTCAATCAGCTTGTCATCCTCAGCAATAGGGTTAGCGCCTTCCGCGTGCGTGTCACGCCATTCAACGCCGTTTACGGCTTCTTTAACAGGGAAGTAACGGCTAATGATGGGATTCAGGTAGCGGGACAGGTCGATGTCTGCAGAACCCTGCAGCACGCGGCCAAGTGCAATGAAGCGGTCACGGCTGTAAAGCTCGATGTTCAGCGGGATGTTCTTGCAGGAGTGCTCAAACTTCTGCGCTTTGAACCAGATGTGAAGACCTTTGCCGCTATTGCTCAGCTCGATTAGAGCGTTTGGGAAGGACTGCATTAGCTCTTTGGCCAGCTGCGTCCAGTTGTTGTCTTCGGTTAATGCACCATCGATATCGAGGCAGTAGAACGGGTCGCTATCCGTGATTACAAAGCCGATACCAAAGCTGTTACCCATAGAGCGGGAAATTTGGTTAGCTTCAGCGTAACTGAGGCGGTCAGCTTTGTGCAGACTGGTCACAATGCCATATCTGTCACATGGGAACTTGTCAGTTTTGCCCGGTTTGTCAGAGGTGACGAATTTACATACAATAAATTGGTCGAAATGCGACAAACCCGCGTGGTTGACGCGATCGTCAGATTCCACTAACATAGTAGTCATACAGTCTTACCTTCTTGGTCGTTGGTTTTGATTGTTGAAATTCAAAAAAAGCTGGGCTGCAATCCCGGCTTTTTTTACGCCTGTAGTTTGTGTCCTTCACGCTGCAACTTCTCCATGATTGCCGCTTTGATAAAAGCGCTGTGGTCAATTTTCTGCGCCTTCACAATGTGATCTACACGGTCCATTACCTCATTTGGTAAACGTACCGCCTTTACTCTGCTGCTTTTACTATGATTCGGCATTTCATTAGCCTCCTTTTATAACCTGTAAACATCGTACAGGGTGTTTACAGGCTTGGCAATACCCTGAAAATATAAAAACCCAATAAAATTAGATAGTTGACGGACTCGTCAAAGGTAAGCTATTGATAAGCGAAGCAAAGAAAAACCGCCCGGAGGCGGCTTAACTTACATAATCAGACGTGTGTAATCTTCGGGGATGTAATAGAGCATGTCCGGGTCACCACTCTGCATGCAGCTATACGCCTTGAGCGGAAACTTATCGTACAGCGCGTTCACTGTGTGGAGGTCACGCGGGTTGTTATAGTCGCCACGGTTCTTATCGAGCGTGCGCCAGAAGTTATGAACGATGCGGATGAACAGCCGTTTGCGGTTATCTTCCGTGTCTGTACTGTCACGCAGTTCGGCAAAGTTAGAGCATTCGCCGTTGCGTTTTAGCCAGGTAGACAACCACCGGTCCGGATCGCGGCTGATGTCCTGCAGCTGCCCCTTATCCAACTGCAGTGAATTCACGTGCTCCTGCATGGCCGCGTGCACGTTCCATATCAGCGCCAGCGCAGCAATCAGCACACCGTACCCAATTACACCGGCTACAGTCTTTTTAAGCTGCATAGTTTTGTCCTCGCAGATAGGCAGCGTTGACTCGCGCTACAGCGTCACCTTTGGTGATGTAGCCTTTACGCTCGCGGTCGAGTGACGCATTAGCGTTGTAAGCGGGGGTTGGTGAACTGTAGAGCACGTAGCTGTCTGGCTTTCCTACCGCAACCGGTGCAAAGACGGCCATATACACGTCGCCCATGCTGTTCATACGGCCTTTGTACGGTTTCAGGTACGCGTACACGTAATCCATCTGCTGCACCTCGGTCATACGCGCCAGTTTCGTCGTAGTGGTACCGAGTGAACGCGCTGTAGATTCAAGGAACTGAATGAGGCCGGTCGCTGTGCTGTTAGGGTTGCGGGTGTTTGAGCGGAATTCGCCGCCAGTCTCCACATACATGACCGCCATAAGCCAGGACGGGTCAATGTTCAGCTGCTGGCTGACCTCCCGCACCTTCGCACGGAAGTCCTGAGTA